GTGGCGCCGACCGTAACGGCGGAAAACTATCCGTCCGGGAACAATGTCAACTACGGCGCCGACATCCTGTTCAAGTGGAAACTGGCATCCAACGGGCAGGGCGATTACACCCAGACGAGCGCGAAACTCTACTGGCGCAAGGATACCCTGGACAACTGGACGCAGATCAGCATTTCCGGGAACGTCAAGCAGCTGACCGTCCCTGCCTATACCTTCCCGCCGGATAAGACCATCTACTGGTACCTTGAGGCAACGGACTTCGGCGGGGCGACTACAAGCACCGGCCAGAAGACGTTCAAGACGGCCAAGTCGGTCATCACGCCGCAGGACAGCCCGACATCCGGTTATGCCGATCCGCGCAATGCGATCACCTTCAAGTGGTACTTCACGGACGGCGAGAACACTTATATCCAGCAGAGCGCGACCTTCAAGTGGCGCGAGGCAGGAGAGGAAAACTGGAACACGCTCAGCGTCTCGGGCACGACCCAGAGCGTGACGGTCCCGGCAAATACCTTCCCGATCCTCTCGAACATCGAGTGGATGCTGAGCGGCACGGACGCGGGCGGAGCTACCTCGGAGACATCTGTCTTCACCTTCTCGACAACGGCCTCGACGGCATACGCGGTCTGCGGCTATCCGATCGGCCGCGTGATTGACGGATCGAAGGATATCGTTTTCACATGGACCGTGCGCAACTCGGACGGCAGCCAGCCGACGCGGATTGTCCTGGAATGGAAGAAATCCACGGAAGCCGCCTCTGCATGGCGAACGCTTGTTGACAGCAGCGATCCGATCATGTCCTACACCGCGGTGGCCAACACCTTCCCGGCCGGTCCGATTGACTGGCGGGTCACCGCCTACAACCGGGACAGCGTGGCAGGCCCGGCGAGCGCCGCAAGCTTTGTCTGCGTAGCCGCGCCGGACACGCCCATCGGCCTCACGGCAACGGCGGTGCCGCGCACCATGATCCGCTGGCAGCCGACCGGGCAGAAAGCCTATGAGATCCAGATCGACAGCAAAACCGTCCGGTCCGCCTACGGGCCGGAGGTCACGAGCTGGCAGATCATGGAACCCCTCCCGGACGGTCTTCACACCATCCGGGTAAGGATTCAGGGCGAGTACGGCCTGTGGAGCAACTGGGCTGAGACAACGATCTCAGTTGCGAACGTTCCGGAAGGGACAGTAGGCCTGAAAGGGAAATTCCGCGTGGATGCCGAACTGAAGTGGACCTATACAGGCAACGCCGTTCCTGAGATCATCGCGATTTACCGCGACGGCAAATGGATCGGGCGGGCAACCGGGAAACTGACATACACGGACCGTTTCGTGCTGGGAGAACACGGCTACCGCGTGGAGTACTGGTACGCAGACGGGAACTACGACAGAAGCAATGAAGTGTCCGGATGCATGGCCAGCGAGATCCTCAGAATCGCGCCCTATGAGGGCGGGGACTGGATGGCGCTGAAATACAGCGACAGCGGCGACCGGAAGCAGGGGTTCAGCTGGTCACAGGAGAGCGCCATGCATCAGGTCTCCGGCAGCCGCTGGCCGGTGCTGGAGACAGCACCGTACGAGACTCTGACAGGAAGCTATGACTGCGCGTTTACGGAGGAAGCCTGTATCAGGAAATTCGAGCAGATGCGCGGCAGGATTGTCATCCTGAAGAGCAAAGGCGGCAATGTCGTGATCGGCGGCCTGACGGCGACGCAGGAGACTGTCGGCCTGTTCTACACCGTGTTCAGCTTCTCGGTCCGGCAGTGCCACTGGGAGGACTTTGTCAATGACGATGCGAACGATTGATTTCCGATTCCTGGTGATACGCAACGGCGGCGAGTTCTGCCGGCTGCATCCTGCCAACAACAGCAAACCGATGCTGGAATGCGATGACGCGGACAGCATCTCTACACATCTCTCCGGGAGCTTCATGCTCCCCGGGGAGGAAGTGGCCTGGACTACTGACGAAATCCAGCCGGAGATGATCCTGAACGGTGTGCCCTATAAACTTGGGCGCTATCTGCCCTCAACCGTGGACGAAGTGGACGACGGCGTGCAGAAGTATCTGCAGATTACCGCGTATGACCGGGGCTGGCTGATCCGCGACCATCGCGCGGAAAGCAGGCCCTTCTTCGCATCCGGGACCAATTACCTGGAGGCGGTCGTTTCCATTCTGGCATCCTCCGGCATCACGCAGATCGCCGAGACGGCCTGCGGCAAGACCATGACGGAAGACCGCGAGGACTGGGATGTCGGTACCAGCTGGCTGGATATCGCGAACCAGCTCCTCGATGAGATCAATTATGAGCATGTCTGGTTCGACGGAGACGGCACCTGCATCCTTGAACCGAAAACAGCCCCGACAGGCGAGCACATCGACCGGATTCTGGACGAGAATGTGATCGAGAGCATGATCACGCCCGGCTACAGAATAGGCTCGGATATCTTCAACCGGCCGAACGTGTTCATCTGCGTCTGTTCGAACGCGGACAAGGGCGCGGCCATGCGTGCTGTTGCGGAGAACACGAACCCGCAGAGCCCGATCAGCATCCCGCGGCGCGGCCGGAGGATTGCCACGGTCATTCAGGTGGACAATATCGCGAGTCAGGAAGATCTGCAGGTGTTTGCGGACCGTCAGGTCACGGACAGCATGATGCTCGGCGAGACGATCCAAATCCAGACAGCCCTGCTGCCCGGATTCGGGGTCGGCGATATGGTTGCGCTTCGGTACGGGGATCTATACTCCGTCTGCCGCGACCGGAAATGGAGCATGCAGCTCGGCGTAGGCGGCAAGATGTCGCATACACTGGAAAGGGTGTTGATGAACCTTGAATAGCCTTGATGAACTGTTCTTCCTTCCGGAAGAGGAAAGCAAAGCCGGGGACGGCACGATTGTGCTGGCCACGGTGTATGCGGTGGATGAGGATGAGGGCCTGACCCTGATCTTTGACGGAGACAGCTCGGCCTCTCAGAAGAAATATAAAATGCTGATGAACGGCAAGACGCCTGCGGCCGGGGACCGTGTGGCAGCTGTGAAGCACTCCGGCACCTACATCGTCCTCGGCGTGATCGGCACCAACGGCGGCAGCACACCGGCAACGGCCAGCCCGAACACCGTTTTTGCCGGACCGGCCAGCGGCGAGACAGCCGGGGAAGCGACATTCCGTCAGCTGGTACCGGCGGACCTGCCGGGTGACGGATTCGTTCTGAAAGCCGGCGACACCATGACCGGCGAGCTGGACATCAAGAGTCCGAGCCTGCACCAGGGCAACCCCCCGAGCACATCCGCAGAGGGGATCGGAACAGGAATCAAATTCGTTGATGCAGACGGCAATGTCATGGCTGACCTGATCCCACAACTGTGGACAGACGGTTCGCAAAGCATTTGCCTGCGTGCTCTGACACAGGTCAGCGGATCGCCGGCCAACAACTGGATCACCATCACGAAGAGAAAAGACGGGACTTCCCAGATTTCCTTTGGCGCTCCGATCCCTCTTGACATGGGCGGAACCGGGATGTCATCCGTTAAGGATGTTGACACCGCCATTTTCGTAACGGAGACCGGGTTTTCCCTCTATGCCGCGCATCTGCGCATCTGGGGCCGCATGGCCGATTTGCAGCTGTATCTGAAGAAGGATACGGCTGACCCGACGACAGATATGGTCCGTGTCGGAACCATTTACGACACATACAGGCCGTACACCGGTGTCGCAGGTCTGGTCACCAATGACGGGAGATGCGGGTATATATACAAAGGGTCCCGCTATTATCCGTGCTACGTTTATGTAAAGGGGCCGTTCACTACCGACTATTTCTATGTTCTGGCATCCTACATGATAGCGTAGATAGGGAACGCTGATTTACGCCATACAGGAATAATCCTGCGGGATAGCGGAAGGGCTATCCAAAACCAACACAAGATGTGGTATGATCGCGCAAGCGGTCCCACAAGAAAGGATATGGTGGGGACCATGAGTTTCAGAAGAGCCTGCAGCTACACGGCATCGTTCAAGACCCCGAAACCGCCGGATACCTATTCGGCAATTGAGGTCACCTTTCAGCAGGAAGAAGACAATCTGGTCAAAAAGGATCTTACGAGCCTCCGGTGCGATGATGCCTATGTCTATGTGGAACTGACGCAGGAGGAAACGGCGAGGTTCAAAGCGGGAACCCCCGCCTATGTACAGCTACGCTGCTATGCCGGAGCGTATGACGCCCCCGGGTCGAAATGCTACCAGCTGACGGTCTGGCCAGCGCTTGCCGACAATATCCTTCCGGGAGGTGAGTGAGATGTCAGATTGTTACGAGCATGATCATGATCATTTCGAAATGCTGGAAGACACCGGAGACGAATTTCTCATGTGGCAAGGGCTTGTCGGTCCGCACTTTTCTCCTCACGTCGATGAATACGGCAATCTGAGCTGGACCAATAACGGGCAGCTTCTGAACCCGGCTCCTGTAAATATAGCAGGAAAGCCCGGTACCGGGATAGAAATCACCGGGCGGGTGAACTCGGTGGAGGAGCTTCCGGAAAGTGCGGCACAAGGTCAGGTATGGGCGGTCGGCATAGAAGAACCGTACGAGGCCTATTGTTGGCTTGGTGAATGGTTCGACCTCGGCCTGATCTTCCCGACCGGACCCCGCGGCGAAACCGGGCCGTACTTTACCCCCTCAGTCGATTCTTCCGGCAACCTGAGCTGGACGAACAACGGAGATCTTCCCAACCCGGATACGGTGAACATCAAAGGTCCGCCCGGTGAGGATGCCGTTTCGCCTTCCGTGACCATTGAACCAATCACCGGCGGCTACCGCATAACCATCACGGACGCAGAACACCCAACCGGTCAGCAGTTTGATGTTATGGATGGCGAAGACGGGGACGATGGAATCTCTCCTGGGGTGTCGATCAGTAGCATCCAAGGCGGACACAGGGTGACCATCACCGATGCTTCCCATCCAGGCGGCCAGAGTGTCGATATCATGGACGGCATAGATGGTGACGACGGGGATAACGGTGCAACCTTTACCCCGAGCGTGGCTGCCAACGGCGATATCAGCTGGACAAACGACAAAGGCCTGCCGAATCCCCAGACGGTCAATATCAAGGGACCGCAGGGGGAAGGCGTACCACCCGGCGGGACGGCCGGGCAGGTTCTCCGGAAAACGGCGAGCGGCACCGAGTGGCATTCCCCCGATGCGGAAGACGCCGCCTATGACGGCACTGGGACATACGCGGCGGGAACCGTCGGCGCAGGGATCAAGGCGAATGCGGCGAGCATCGCCTCGCTGATTCAGGAGTCGGCCTTCGAGATCGAGGTTGAAGACGGCGAGTATGTCCTGTACTGGTACGGCGCGGCCGGGGAGTGCCCCTACACCGTGGAGTACGAGAACGGCGAGTATGTCCTGTACTTCAACTATTCGACGACTTAATGGAGGAAGAGAAGCATGAGTATCACACGATCAAGAGTCGGCGTCGTAGGGAAGGACTTCTGGGCTCCGCTCAATTCCGCGACAGCCGGTTTCCATAACAGCATCTACCGCGGCAAGGACATCACCGCCTATCTGACAGACGGGAGCATCTGGGCGAGGATCTCCGGATCAAGCCCGCACAGCCTGTTCGAGGATCTGTTTGTCGGAGACTACATCACCACCGGCGGTCATTCCTACGCGATCTGCGATTTCGACTACTATATCCGCTGCGGTTCCGTGGATATCACTGCGCACCACCTGATCATGATGCCGACCGGCAACATGGATATCCCGGCCGGTACGGCCCTGTACGGTGTCGGCGGTACGCTCACCCTGATCGGCGACGAGTCGGCCACGGGCAAGAAGTGGAACGCGACTTCCGCAGCCCCCTCCACGCACACCACGGCGGGCGGCTACAAGTTCAGCCGGATGCGCACCGTCATTATGAAGGCGGCAAACACCATCGTCATCAATGCCTTCGGATCGCAGCATGTTCTCCCGATCACGGAGCTCTACTACAATCCCAGTTCAGCCTCGGATTCCGGTCTTGCATCCGGCTGGGGATGGTTTGACAAGGACAGCCAGAGCGACGCCAACAGCAAGAGCATCTGCGACCTCTGCAACGAGGTAATGGTCTACGGAGCTCCTGTCTGGGGACAAGGCAGCGCCTACACCAATGTCGGCTATGAGGTCGGCATCGACAAGAAGCAGCTGGCCATCTTCCGGCTGTGCCCGTCGTTTGCCAACATCCGTGCCTACTGGTGGCTCCGTTCGGTCTACTCGGCGACGTACGCCGCGAATGTCATCCACAACGGCTTCGCCACCAACGACGGGTCTGCGAGCTCGTTTGGGGTCCGGCCCCGCTTCCTCTTAGTCGGGTAGTCTCACCCGCGCAAGCGGGTGAAAGAAGGAACGCAGAATGAAGTATGAAGATCAGAGAAAAGATACACCGTTCGCAACACGGGATAATATGCTCGACATCCGGGATCACGTCACGGAACTGACCTTCCGCGGCTTCGGCAAAAAGAAACGGAAAATGCCGAGGGAGCCGAGGAACTTCAGCCAGTGGAGCGAGAAGTCCCGCGAGCGGTGGATCGCGCAGCAGGAGGAGCTGCTTGCGCGGCAGGAAGAGTACGACAGAATGTTCATCGAGGATGAATCGAAAGTCGTGCGGGATCTCTGCCGGCAGATCGTTTTCCTGATCGACAGGGCCAACACCCTGAACCCGCAGACCGTCCACGAATGCGATATCCAGCGCGACCTGCAGAACGAAGCAATCGGTCTCTGCAATAACCTCCAGCGCGAAATGAATCACATCGCGGAAACGATTCCCTGCAACCGCAATTTCCTCGCAATCCTGTCGGAAGACATCGACCGAGAGATTGACCTGATCCGGGGCTGGCGAAAATCCTGCGTTCCTCTTCGGGAAAAGGCCATGATCCGGGAAATGCAGCGCCGGGAAAAGGCGGAGAAAAAGGCCGCACTTCTTCCGGCGTGCGATCCGCAGGAAACCCGGCAGACAACAGAATAATCATATTTTCGGGCAGCTTCTGCACGTGCCAACTGGTGGCTCCGTTCGGTCAACTCAGCGACGAACGCCGCGAATGTCAACAACAACGGCAACGCCAACAACAACGGGTCAGCGAACTCGAATGGGGTCCGGCCCCGATTCCCAGCTTGCGCCTCGTGAATGTAGCAATTGATTCCGGGCACAACAAAGTAGAGGAAGGAGAATCTGTCCGTCCGAAAGGTAAATGCACGGCGGGATGATGTGATCGGCCATGGCCGGTATCACTGTAGATTTCGCCACAAAAGGATCATGTGCGAGTGGAACTATTTTGACAGCGTTCCGGAATACCATCCGATTGCCGATGCGGACAATCTGTATGACGGATTCCGGGCAGCCAGAAAGGGAAGTCACTGGAAAGCGCAGGTTCAGCGTTTCCGCTGGAACCTGATGCGGGATATCCGCGCGCTGCAGAAGGAGCTGACAGCCCTGAAGGAGGGGAGGCCGGGTGCATACGAGCTTTCGCCGTATTCCCGCTTCCTCGTGATCGAGCGCGGCAAAACGCGGGCGATCACCGCACTCTGCATGAGAGATCGGGTCGTGAAGCATGTGCTGAACGATCTGTATCTGGTACCGAACATCCGTCCGCATCTCATCTACGACAACGGCGCCAGCCTGAAAGGGAAGGGCGTCAGCTTTACCAGAAGCCGCCTGATCGCGCACCTGGAACAGTTCTTCCGGGAAACCGGCGGCAATGACGGATACGTCATGTGCATGGACTTCAGCGGATACTATGACAACATCGATCACGGCGTGGCCATGCAGATGATCCGGAAGTACGTGCCGGATCCTTTTGCACAGCTGCTCACCCAGCAGGCTTACGATTCTTTCCGTGTGGATGTGCCCGAACTCAGCGACGAGGAATATGAAAAGGCCCGGCGGGAAAAGTTCTCCATGGTGGAATACCGGAAGAAGCCGCATCCGGAAACCGGGCAGAAGTTCCTATATAAATCGCTGTCGGTCGGGGATCAGACATCCCAGATCACGGCCATCGCCTTTCCGACGCCGATCGATAAGCTGGTCAAGACCGTGTGCCGCGTCAAATACTACGCCCGGTACATGGATGATCTGTATGTCATCGTCCGGACGCGGGAGGAGCTGGCGGAGATCCAGCAGCGGATCGAGAAGCTGGCCAAGCGGATGAAGCTGTTTATCAATCCGCGGAAGACGAAGATCTGCAAACTGAGTCAGACCTTCACCTTCATGCAGAACAAATACTTCCTTGCCGACAACGGCCATGTGGTCGTGAGGATCAATCCGGACACGGTCACACGGATGCGGCACCGGCTGAAGAAACTCGCCGGTCGCGTCCGGGCGGGACTGACGCGGGAGGTCAAGGTGACGGAAATGTTCCGTTCATGGATAGCGAACTATGGTCCGCAACTGTCGAAGCGCCAGCGGGCGGGTCTGGTCAGGCTGTATCAAAATCTATTCGGAGGGGGATTGAATCCATGGTTGAAAATGAGGAATATCGCGTAACCCTTGCCGACGGCACGGAGTTCGACGGCGTTCCGGACGGTGCCGGCAACATCATCGTCTCGGAAGAGCTGGACGAGGAAGTGCTGTCGCCGGACAACATCAGCGAAGTACAGATCTCTGTAAACGGCGGCGAGCCGTATACGCTCGTCAACCAGGTGCTCAGAACGTTCTATTATCAGGGGGACGGCACGACATTTATCCGGCTGTCCGAGATGACGGAGATTGAACGGCTCGAAGCGGACTATAACGCGAAGCTGGATTATCTGGCCTGCATGACGGGGGTGGATCTCGATGAGTAATAATTACAAGAAGGTCAAGACCTATTACGATCAGGGCCTGTGGAGCAAACAGAAGGTTTGGAATGTTGTCGGGAAGTGGATCACTCCCGAGGAATATGAAATGATCACAGGCGAACCCTATGATCCGGAAGGCCCGGCAGAAGACTGACAGACAGAAAGGGACCAGAACATGACCGACCTGCAGATTCTTGACGCTCTCATGGATCAGATCGACCGGCAATCCCAACTGATCCGGGCGCTCGTGTACGAGCTGAAGCAGCAGAACGCGATTTCCGACGAGATCGCGGACCGGCTGTATGAGGCAGACCGAAGCGCGGAGAAGATCCTCGGAGAGACCAGCTGAATCTTACACAATAACACTTTGCCCGTTCCCGGAAGGGAGCGGGTTTTCTTATGGAGGTGGCCACCATGGAATGGCTTGCAAGGGCTGCGGAAGTGGCAAAGGATATTATGGGAATCGTGGCGTTTCTCGCGCTGGTATTCAAACCGCTGCGGGAATGGCTTTTCGGGATCAAGGATCTTCGGGAGGCACAGAAGTGCATGCTTCGTACGGATATGCTGCACGCCTACTACAAGCACAAGGACGAGGACCGGATACGCCAGCATGAGAAGGAAAACTATCTGCTGGAGTATGCGGCCTACAAGAGGCTTGGCGGGAACAGTTTTATCGACGACATCACAAAGGAAGTCCGAACGTGGGAGGTTATCTCATGACAAGAAATGAAAGAATCTACGCGCTGCTCCGGCAGGGCGGTCTGACCGAGGCCGGCGCCTTCGCCATGATGGGCAACTGGGACTGCGAATCGAATCTGGAGCCGGGCAGGCTGCAGGGCGATTTCAGTTCGGGCCGCATCATGTCCCGGGACTATGTGGCCAGAGTCAGCTGCGGGGCGATCGGCAAGGAAGCCTTCGCCGGAGACAGCAAAGGCTTCGGGCTGGCACAATGGACGCTGGCCTACCGCAAGCGCAAGCTGTACGAATTCTGGAAGGCATCCGGGCTCACGCTGGACAGCGAGGTCATGCAGACGCGCTTTGCGCTGCAGGAGCTCAACACCGAGGGCGAGTACGCAGGCCTGTTCCTGATGCTCAAAACCTCGAGCAACCTGTATGCGTGCACCGAGGCGATCTGCAAGCAGTACGAGCGCCCGGCCTACAACAATGTCGATCCCCGGTACCAGTCGGCACAGCGGCTGCAGCGCGAGCTTGCCGGCACGGCGATCGATGCCCAGGAGATTGCCACCGTTACGCCGGACCAGGGCGGCAGCGCGACGGCCATCGTCACCCCGGCCATCATGCCGACGCATGAATACTGGCCGCCCCGCGTCATCTGCGAGGGCATGAAAGGCCCGGACGTGGAAGTGCTCTGCGCGCTGCTGAAGGCGCAGGAGTACGGCGTCAACTTCATCGACAGCACCTTCGGCTCGTTCCTGACGGAGCGGGTGAAGGCATACCAGACCGACAAGGGTCTGAAACCGGACGGCATTGTCGGCCCGCTCACGTGGGGCGAATTGCTGAAAATCAAATCACTGTAAGGAGGAACGCACAATGGAAAACATTCAGTATCGCATCGTAACCAGAAGCGGCGAGAAGATCGACGTCAACGTCGATAACGCCGAGGATCTCTTTGACGCCGCGCCGGAGATCAAAGAGAGCATTCTTGCCGGCGACATCAAGATTGACGGGATTCCCATTCATGTGGAAGATGTCCTGGCAATCGAAGACACCGCAGGCTGAGAAAGGAGCATGTTATGAGTATTTCCGATTGGGGGATCGTCAGCGTCCCCGTCATCGCCGTCATTTGCTTTTTGGTTGGTGAGGCCGTCAAGCTGAGCCCTATCAATAAGGGCTGGATCCCCGTCATCTGCGGCGTGGTCGGTGGTATCCTCGGTGTTGTGGCGATGAAGGTCATGCCTGAGTTCCCGGCCCACGACATCCTGACTGCCATTGCGGTTGGCATCGTGTCCGGCTGGGCATCCTGCGGAATCTATGAGACATGGAAGAATCTGGCCATCAAGATCCCGCAGTCTGAGAAACAGAAAGAGGAACAGGAGGACATTCCTTCCGTTCTCAGCGAAGAAGACGAATACGCCGGAAAACACTGAATAAATGAGACGAGCCCCTGCCTTTTCGGGATTGTTCCCGATCTGGCAGGGG